TTGCTCAATTGATGAGGTCCATTGATCTTGCAGATCCAAACCAAAAACAGCAGTTTGGCTAGGTGTGGCTAAAAGCCAACTGAAATCATGACTGTATGGATAAACACCTTTTAGTTCGTTTTCTAATTGATCAGGTGCCCAAGCACACAATCCAACAAACAGTCTCCAATTTCTTGGGGCATCTCCCATTGACAGCCGTTCTAATAAATCTGGACTAGAACTTATGGCAAATTCTTTATTAATCTTCATAGTATTACCACAGTGCCATTCTGCAGAATGTAGCATTGACAATGCTTTTACATTAATAGGTCCACCAATGTGCATGTATCCATCAACATCCGCATCTACGCCGCATTGGTCAGCAAACTCCCTAATAGACATCTTCGAAGCCTTGTTTAAAACAAGACCCATACTACCCCTGTCATGATGTTCTGTTAAAAGGATAACTGTTTTTTGCCAGAAGTTTCCTCGCACATTAGGAGGAGCGATTAAAAGTTTACCTGCTAAATCCATTACGTCTTCGAGTAAATTGTTTTTCTAACGTCGCCTACAGTAAAGAAATCCTTTTTATACTTTGAAGTAAATGCAGGATTCTGTTCCCATACTTTATGCATACTAATACCAGTTGACTTACCGCTAGGTAGCATTAAAGCTCCGCCGCCTTTCTTACCTAAGACTACATTGTCATCGGCATAGGCAAATGCAGGCATGAACGTAATCAAATACATTGTTCCGAGATCACTTCCTGATTTTAGTCCATTAGATTTGTAAAACTTGTAGACGTAGTCTAACTGTTCTACCGCAGTCATTTTAGCCAATTCTGCCTTGCTGGTTCCTAGACCCTGTGCAGTCCTTTCTGTAAATCCAATCAGTCCAATACTAACGCCAGCTGGATCTTGGGACTTAGGACTAAATGTTCCAGCTGTTTCAAATTTAATAATTCTGCGTAGATCGTCATCACTGACACCAAGTTTCTCTGCTACTTTTTTTAATTTGTTATTGAAATCAGGATCTTGTATAGCACTAGTATCTACAGTACTAGGATCAAACTTTCCTCGGCCACCTACATTAGGTTTGGCCAATGCTGATGCGAAATTCTTAGAAATTTCAGGAAACTTTTCAGCCGCTCTGCGAGTATACGGACCCATCATTCCATCAATGCCATCACCCTTTGGTCCAAACTTTCCAAGGTCTGCACCAGCGGCCTTTAAGGCTTTTTGCAGTTCAGCGACTTCTGGATCAAATCCTTCAGTTATATTAAATTCTTGAAATCTCATTTTTTCCTAGTTCCCCAATCAGGTAGCTTACCGCCGTACTTTGCGCCTTTAAGTTTATGTCCGCCCACAGTGACTCTGCTCTTGGGACTCTTACCTAACTTGTGGCTCTTATTGCCCTCTCTAGCACGTAGGCCTTGGCTCTTACAGCTGGCTAGGTTGCTTGCACCTAATTCTGAGTTAGGTTTTGTGCTTAGACATAGCTTTCTAGACGCTTTTTCATCCAAAGCGGCTAGCTCTTCTGCGGTTACAAATTCGTTTATCAGCATACTGTATTTAACTGTTAAGCCAATCTTCTATGCTAATAAATTCTTGCGGTCCTAGGGTATTTTCAAGTTTTTTAATGTCAGCACAGGTATACTTTTGATAGCTAGATTTTAAGATATCAGGCATATCAATGTATTCTATGCTACTATTATATTTGTTGCTGATTAATTTTGCAACATCTTCGAAACTCTTAGTCTTGCCTGTGCCTAGATTCCATATACCAGATTGCTTAACATTCTTAACAAAATCAACGTGCAGTCTGCAGATATCGTTTACACAGATAAAGTCTCTTAGGTATTGATCGCTGTGGTGGAATAACTTTATCTTTCCTGTTTCACGGGCCTGCTTTGAAAACTGTGTTAAAGGACTTGCTTGACCGCCTTTATGTTCTTCCATGTTTCCGTAGACATTGAAATAGCGAAAGCCTTGAACTGTCTTATAATGATCCTGTGCAGTGACCCAACGATCAAACAAATACTTTGTCCATGCATAGGGATTTCTAGGATCTACGGGATCAGTTTCTGCAAAAGAATTCTTTAATCCATAGACGCTAGCAGAACTAGAATATTGTAAGTTTACGTAATTTAGTTTACAAGAATTGTAAATTCTCTGACTAAATTCGTAGTTTTGTTTTAGGATCTTATCAACGTCTTGCTCTGTGGTAGAGCTGATAGCGCCAAGGTGGATGACCCAATCTTTGCCATCAATTGTTGGGAACGGACTATCTCCCCATTCCCAACCAAACACTTCCCAATCAGTGTTGTCTTCTATATATCTTACTAGGTTTTTACCAACAAACCCTTTATGACCAGTTACTAAAACTTTCATTTATCTCTCGCAATGATGGAGCATAAACTCCGAAGTGTTGTACTGTTATGCTACTAGCTTTGATAGCAAATTTAACAGCATCTTTAATATTGCGAGTATTTAAGTATTCGTAGGTCATGGCAGATAAAAATGTGTCGCCTGCTCCGGTAACATCTACGACTTCTACTGTGGGTGCAGAACAACTAAATTCATGATGCACAATTTCTGCACCTTTAGATCCTTTGGTTACGATTAAACCTGTACATTCACTTTTAATTTTAGTGCTTTCTAATTCGTTGATCTTGACCCATGCTCCTTGCATACGTTCGAGATCTGTTTTCTTTGTGTCAATGAACACAGGAATCTTAGATTGGATCAACGACTCTATGAGTTCGTAGGTGACTACGCCTTTGTTATAGTCGCTGATCACTACAGCATCATAACCTGTGGGATCAATATTTGATATTGGGATGGATTGTGTGTCCTCGTCTATCCTTAGTATCTGTTGCTTACTTCTAGAATCAACTAGTCTAGTTTTCTTGCTGGCAATACCTGTAACGATATCTACTTCACATCCCAGGGCAACAAGATTAGCATAGACATTACCGGCCATGCCTTCACGTTCTTCCTTGTATGTGGGGACAAAGATAGGTACAGGTGCTTCTGGGCTCAATCTATCAACAGTTCCGTATTGATAAATGTCTAGGCACTTATCCCCTACTAATAATATCTTGTATTTTGTTTGTTGTTGAGTAGCCATCAATCTTCTTTATAAAAGCAATATATGGAACTAGGTGCTCGCCTACTATCGGTTTACCTACGTAGTCGTCACCCTTGACCATCAAGGTAATCTTTTCATCTTTAATTATATTTTCTAGTTCTTGATCAGAATCAAATATCTTTACCTTTGAAACACCTGACAAACTATCTAGAAAAAACTTGCGATCATCTTGATTGTTGATGGGTCGAAGTTCGCCTTTTAATTCTTTAACTCTACGATCCGAATCTATAGCAATAACTATGCTTCCTGATCCTCTTGAAATCATCCTTGCAAAGTTGATTAATTCTAAGTGTCCTCGGTGTAGTATATCAAATGTTCCGTTTATTAATATGTTCATGATAATTCAATCCATTCGTATACATTTAACCATTTGCGGCGACCTACTGTTTCTTTTAGATGTTTAAGGTCTGCACAGGTCTTTTGTCTAAATCTACTGGCTTCATTGTCGGGCATGGGTACGAATTCTAAAGGAACACTTTCTTGTTCTGCGATAGCTTCTGCGATATCAAGGAAACTGTGTGGTAATCCAGCGCCCACATTCCAAATACCTGATCCCTTGACTGTATTAATGAAGTCTAGCTGTAGTTGACAGATGTCACCGACCCAGGTCCAATCTCTGTAGATATGTTCTGCGTTTTCCCAAACTGTGATCTTACCTTCAGTGCGAGCCTGCTGTTGCCACTTGTAGATAGCATTAGCCCTACGGCCTCGCAGGTGCATCCATTTGCCGTAGACATTAAAGTATCGAAACCCCTGTACAAAGTTTGTGTGTCGTTGCTGGAAAACCCAGCGATCAAACAAATATTTTGACCAAGCATAGGCAGTCTGAGGATGACAATCTGCGTGTTCGCTAAAGTCTTTGGTGTTGCCGTAAACTGAACTAGAACTAGCATACTGTAGGTTAACGCCGTAGCGTTGACATTCTTCAAAGAGCCAGCAACTAAAATCATAGTTCTGATGCATGATCTTTTCTACATCTGCATCAGTCATATCTGCAACAGCACCGAGGTGTATGACCCAGTCATAATCTCGTACATCGGGCCATGTCTCCGGATCCCAGTCCCAGCCGTCAACAGTCCATCCAGGCTGTCTTCCTAAAAAGGCAGTCATATTCTTACCAATGAATCCTTCAGAACCTGTGACTAGGATCTTCATCGTGATCCCCATTTAAGTTGCCAGAACGTATAATCTCTAGCTCGGAGCCTAGCTGTGATTCCATAACGATAACCGAATGTATTGAGATCAGGTACTCGTTGCCACATAGGAGGTTCAACAGCATGTTCCATGACCCACTTCCCAGCTTCACTGTTTTGCCATTGAATCAAGGGTTCAGCCGCATAAAGATCTGGATCGTCTACATCGCCCATAGAGAACGAATGTACCATCACGGTCTTTACTTCAATGATCTTATCCTCAACTAGATTGAACTGATTCTTCAGCGATAAGTTTCTTGAATAATTCGAAGTTATCCCTAGCCTTCCTGAGTCCAGGGTGTTTTTCACAAAGCTCATCTATGCGTCGTTCCTCTAACATCTTTTCTCTAGCCCACTCAATGATCATTTCAGTTTCTCCGGAGAGGCTAACTTCACAGGTACTACTGATCATTTGCCACGATACTCCGTCGTAGACTTCCATCTGTTGCGAATTAGTGTTATACCGAACCATACCGGCACTCTGAGAGCCGGGACTGATATAGGGGCGGCCGCCACTAACGGTCACTTGGATATTGTTTTTTCCTGTAATATAATTAATCATTTGTCGTAGACCATCCAGCCTGTGATAATGTATTTTTGTCCTGTGTAGATAGGATTTCCCCTGTGGGGATGAGTCCACCCTGCAGGCCAAAGAACTAGTTTGCCTTTTTCAGGTTTAACTTTAACTCCCTGATAAAGGAATTCTGTTTCGCCTCCATCGGGTACGTCATTAAGGTAAGCGATATAGACGCCGAGTCTGGATCCGTCACGAGCACTGTGTTGCTCACAATGCCAAGCATGATAGCCGTCACCGCCGTCTGAATCAGTACGTTGTATGCTCATGCCTTTAGGAGTATGCTCTGCTACATTCTGTAGGATACCGTATTTTTGCACATAGTCATTTTGCCAATAGCTCATGATCGTTGAGTAGAACTGATTGGCTAGATCCATATCGTAATAGTATTGACCAAACTGCGGGCTCATATCGTAGAAATACTGAAGTCCCGTATCTTTTTGAAAGTTTGCACTTCTCTTACGAACAACACCCATTTGGACTAGTTGTTCATATCGCTGTACCATATGATCACAAAACTCCGGATCAAAGGCATTCGGGTATTCTTCGATGTACGTTGGTTGTTTTTTCTGTGTTTGTGGTTCTGCCATA